GCGGTACAAACTACTCGATCGACTGGAGGGACATTTTTAATGAAAACTAAGTATCGAATGATTACATGGGAAACTGCTGACAAGGGAGTAATTAAAACCACGCATTGTAGAATTTGCGGCCATGAGCATGTTTGCCCCAATAGCGCAAATCATAAAAGGAGCACCCATACTTACGTTCGCGTCAACATTTCAGTCATAAATGAAAAGAAAAGAATCAGTAAAGCGTTTAGCCCGAAAAAATATGGAAACAAAGAAAAAGCATTGCGAGCTGCTATTAAATGGCGCAATGGCAAATTAAAAGAATATGGTTTGGAACATCGATTGAAGGGAGATTGATAATGGCACTACCACCGATAACAATAACTAACAAACATGAAGTCAGAGAACAATTACGCAAACACTTTAAAGCGGACGAAGTAAAAAAAGAAGGCTACTTATGTCACCGCTGTTATTCCAAATTTTTTGTACACGTTGAAAATTCCCAAGCTGATATGCTGACGCATTATGCTAGAGCGCATAAGGATACAGGTAAAATACCCCAAACACTTTGGGATAATATGAGGATGAACTATGAACGATTCACTCGTTGAAGCCGAAGGGGAGGCTCGATTAATTTTTCAGCTAATGCAAGCTGCTATAGATTGCAGATCAACACTTACACGCATTATTGAGGAAGAAGAAAAATTATTAGCCACTAACGATAGAATATTTCGCTTCATAATGGTAGGCAAATGGGTATCGTCAGGTATGTTCTTTTTTGGCGTGCTGGTTGGCAATATACCTATCCTCTATACATCCGTGGCAATCAGTATAATTGGCATTGCCACAATTATGATGCTGACGCATAGAATAAAATCGCTACGAAAGAAAAATAAAATGATTGCGGATGAAAAAATAAAAATACTTATAGCTGCGAGAAACAGGATTCCCGTTGAAATCAGGAACAAAGTTGAATCAGACGAACTATCTGATCTATTTTCATTAACCCAGTCGCAATTACAATGACTGCCAATACCATGCGATCTTTTAAAAACTCAAGCGTAGCTTTGTAGTATTCAATCAAGAATGCTTGCCTTTTTCGACCCCGTGGCAATGCTGGTCAAGCGGTTCATTGTTCCCCGCTTTTCGGCTGACCTACCGATAGACCACGTTGCCACAATCCCGCCCCATGCTGCCCAGAATTCCGTAGGCAGTGCAAACGGATCAGGCACGGTACTCATAAACAAAGCGACGGTGGGAATAAGGCAATAATTGTAAAAAATAACCGCCAGACCAAAGTAGACCACCGTAGGTCGCGCCCTCTTCGTATAAGTATCGCCTTGCTGTAGTTCAGCAACCATGATGTTTTGTTTGGCATCCAGTTCAGCCCTGATCGTTCCTTCAATTTCCGTCATGCGCTGTTGTAACAACTCTTGCGCTTTCAGCTTAAAGGACGCTTTCTCTGCGTCAGTTGTTATGAACCTGTCAGCCGCATTTGCTATGCTATCGATAATGCCGCCGCCTGCACTACCGAGCAAGTCGCCTAGCCAGCTCATTCGGTTCGACCCGCATCAATAGCACCAACAGCGATTGCGCCAATGCTGGCAATGCTTAATGCCAAGTCTGGTGCCATGTTAACGCCAGTGGCGGCTAACATCACTGTAAGCCCTTTCCATGTTGAAGGCTCTTTAAATCGTGCGATTAAATAGTTCTTAGCAGTCTCTTTCATATTAGTAGCTCCACATCATGTACTCGTCACGGGCGTTATCCAAATGTATAAACCGAGATGAGTGTTTGCCTTTTTGTGATACACCAATCCCATGAATCCCAAACTTTAAAGCCAACTCCACCACCTTATGCGCTCTACCGTGATACACCAGCAAATCAATTGCTTTGCCGGTTGTGTGAGGCCCATTAAACCCAGTGGTTGATACTCGATGGTTATGTGCAGGACATCGATACGCCGATGAGACAATGTAAGGAAAACCACTTTGCGCTCGCATCTGTTCGATGATATTCATAAAGTCATCGTCCATCGCCTGACCTTCACAACCGCATTTACACTTCAGCTCGTCATTAACGAAGAACTGGTATGCAGTCATCGATCGCACCTATCTCCGCTCGCCCATTGCGGTTCTTCATAGCGGCAAATTAGTCGCTGATTTCTTTTCAACTTTTTTACATCTGCAACTAACCCCTCTCCGAGATAATCACTCTTCCCGTGTTGTATTAAGTGACCTGTTAATGACGATGATATTTTATCGACCATGCCGACAATGCGTTGGCCTTGCCATGTCAGTACAGCAAGTAGAATACCCAGTATTACGAAAAACGATTTTGTAAAGATTTCGTTGTTCATGGCATTGCTTGCTCGTAATCCATTGGCGGCGCATTCTCCCTTTTCTGTTTTTCTTCATATGATCTGATCAAATCTGCGTAAAATACTGCTTTCTTAACAAATGGAAGTTGCGGTCTTAATTGAGATGCCCCTACGGGATCATTTTCAATTAACAGCGCCGTCAAGTCTCTCTCCCTCCGCATTTTTTTCGGCGTGTACTTCAGATAATTTTTAACAATGGATTCTGCGTTACTACCTGACCGTGCTATTGCTGAGGCCATTTGCGCATTGTTGTTCGCGATATATTTTGCCCACTCTCTTGCCGCCGTGCCTATGCCTACTATCGTCATTGCGGCTTTTGTACCACCAATAGCGGTTGCTCCACCGAACCCCAAGGACGCTAGTAACATGCTACTCGATTGGTCAAATGAAATGCCGAACTTACCCAATTGTTTCAGAATATTTTGTGGTGTCGTTCCATGGACAATGGATCGCATAGCATCAAGTTCTTTTTCATTGTAACCTCTTCTTTTCTTCGGACTATTCAATACCGAGCGAAACTGGGAACGCAAACCATTCTCAAACCCACTCGCTTGGTTTGCCGCCTTTTGCATTAACTCTTCCATTCTGTCGCCTTTCATGGCGCGATGCCACAACGCGCGTGCGTTTCGGTAGCTTTCACCTAAATTTAGGTTATCAGCAAAATCATCGATTTCATCCATCAATCTGTATGCAATTCTTGAATCATTAGTTTTCAATTCAGACGTAGCGTTTTTTATTGTCTTGCGTATGATATCCAAATTGCTCAATGGCTGATTGCCAGTATAGTTATCTACATGCCTCAACGCGGCGAGCACTTTATCGGTGACACCAGGTGCCGCACCTTCTTTTTGCGCAATTCGCATCATCCGTGATTTCAGCGCGTCGAACTGCGCTTCGGGTACAACCACACCGGAATTGTCCAAAGCATTATAGACTTGTTGCGATCTTTGCTTCAGCTCTTCAGGAGTCGGCGCTGATTTTTTCAACCAGCTCTTTTGTTCTCTACTTGCTTTACCCGTAATTTTTCTGATTGGATGCAATGCGGTTGCCGCTGCTGACCTTACTGTCGGCGAACCTGTTGCAATAAGTGCAGCGGTCGGCAAACTTGATCCAATCGCACCGCCTGTTGGCCCGAAGTATTCGTTGCCAAGATCACCTAATCGTTGTTCCGCCCAGTGCAAGCCTTCAGCAACAGGTTTCATTACCTTGTTGAATTTCTCGATACCGATACGTTGATTTTCTGTCTTAGGCTGCCATGTCATAGCTTCACGAACATCATTAATCGCTTTTGTTCCAGCCGCCGCATCTCGCCCACCGCCCATATAGTTGAGCGGATCAGACGCAGCAATACCAGCAAGTCCAGCAATAGGTTCGGCAGCCATTGCTGACCCCATTTGTAGTACTGGCCCAGAGACTTGTTCACCAAAATCGGAAAGTTTTTGTGTCAAATGTAATTCCGGCATCCAGTTTTCATAAGCATATGGATTGGCTTCTTGTGGTGCCTGAGCTGGTTGAGCTGGCTGACTAGGTGCTTGAGATTGTTTCGCCATCGCTGCCTTGCGTTTGAGTTGCAAATAGCGAAGCCTTTTACGTTTGAGTTCGATAGCTGCATTATCTTGTTGCGGCATTGTTGCCATTACTGTAATCCACCTAATTCTTTTTCAAGTTGCATGAGTTCCGCAGTTTCATCGGCTGACAAACCTGGCATTACCTGTTGTTTCGGGTTTCGTTCCATGGCAAATGTCGGTAGAGTTTGTTTATTAGCGAGTCGTCTCTGCAATTCTGCATCCAGTTCCGCATTTAATTTTTCAGGTTTGATTTTGTAAACGCCTTTATTGCTGTCAAACGCTGGCTTAATTGCCTGAATGTTATTATTAAGAAAATCTTGGTACATTTCCCACTTCACACGCTTTGTCATCTCATCATCAAATATTTGTGGCTGAAATCTTTTGCGAGTGTTTTCTACTTCGCCAGGTGGCATCGCTGCGCCAGTTTCAACGCGGGTTATACCTTGAATACCGACCTCAAACATTGCGCCGATCTGACGACCAGTAGTCCATGGCGTACTCATCTGCATATTGAAAACGTTCAAGTCGTTAAAACTTCCATCTTCGTTAAACAGATATTTTTCGATGACAGGAATTCTATCTCGCGCCGTTTGCAGCATTGTTAATTTACCAGCGGTTTCCGATGGCAAACCCTTTCGACCTATCTGTATTTCGTTTGCGGTTTTTCCATTAGCACCAACTTGCACGAGATTAGTGGCTGGATTGCCTTCGGCATCTGTACCCTGCACCTGTTTATACTTAATAAAACGTTCAGCTTCGCTCGACGGTATTTTTTGCACATTTCCACCTGCGATGCCCCACCACTGACCTGAATCGTCTACTTTAACGTTATCCCATTTAAACTTATTCGCATCGGCGGCAGACGCCATATTAGTCGCTGTCAAAGATTGTTTATATGGATCAACGAACGATGACATACCTTGCAAACCGGCTTGCTCATAACCAGGTGTTGTCGCCATTTGTGCGAACACACCCATTGGTGTATCTGGCGCGGCCATCGCACCCATGCGTCCGAGTAATCCCGACCCACCTTGATACGCCTGCGAATATTCTCCGCCACGTGTCGGCGGCCCAGCTTCTTGTTGAAGCGAACCGACCGATCCCAAAATGCCTTTCATTTTGGCTCGCGCTTGTTGCTCTTGTTTTTGTTGGTCAGTATATTTTTTGATTGCTAGTAGTTCGCCTAGACTAGCCATGTTACATACCCCCTAGCATCCACAATCCGGCACCAGTTGACGCCGCATCCGTCGCGCCACCCAACATACCTGGATTATTGTAACCACTAGCCGTTCCGCTAGATTGACTTTGAGACTGCATGATAGGCGCACCAAATAACCCTTGCGCCAGTTGCAGGCGTTGCCATGGCTCCATTGCGGCCTCTTGACCAATGCCGCGCATTTGATTACCAATGCCCTGCAAATAATTACTTCCAGAAAAACCCAAGTTAGCCATCGTTGGTATGCGATCAATTGCTTGATTGAAATTGTTCATACCCGTGTTATACATATTGTTACCCATGTTTGAGTAGAGTCCTTCCATCGCTCTACCGAATGGGTTCATGGCTTGCGTCACACCTTTATTAAAGGTTCCTTTGCCTTCGCCTGTTGTCCATTGTCCAGCCGCAATGCCCTGTCCACGCAAATCATTAACGGTATTTTTAAACTGATCCTGTAACCCTTGCGCGGCATAATCGGTTGCTTGTTTGGCGTAAGGATTCTGGAACATGCTGGATGGATTCATAAAGAAACTGTTAGCGCCCTGCATCTGATTCAGCATATTGTTAGCGCCACCAGCGGCATTCATACCCATTTGCCATGCTTGTTGTTGAACAGGATTAGCACCTACAAACGTCGAATTCCCCATCAGTGGCGTTACCTGATTCCACATATTTTTAAGATGAGAAAACTGATCAGGATTTACAAATGTACTGGAATTGCTTTGATTACTAGATCGGTTTTGGCTACCGCCGAATATATCTTCATTATTGAGGTAATCAGTACCTAAAGCTCTACCTGCCAATCCACCACCGTCAAAAAATCCCATCGGATTATCCTCTACAATTTATTCCATGTTGTGCCGTCATATTCATAAATGCCCTCGCCGCTACCTGGATTCCAGTCTGTACCGTCTGCACGGTATACGTGACCTTCACGCGGTTTCGATGGCGCGACATGATGCGTTTTTAATAAAGCATGATCAATTTCCATTTCGCGGAATTGGTTCGCAATAAACTGCAACTCTTCCGCAACGTAACGTGGTAAATCTGCAATCTCTTGTGGAACTTCGCGTGGTTCATACATCAGTGTCTACCTAGTAGCTTGACCTCAAAATCAACATTGTGTAATCGCCAGTGCCCTGTGCTGGCATCCCGTATCCGCAAGCTGATAAAGCGACCTGTAACGCGACAGTCAATCTTTCGGTCAGTGCCGATCGTGAATGTGTACGGCCCTTCCAGCGTTACCGGATCAGATGACTTAATTTGTGAACCAACGTAAATATCAACCGTACCGCTACCCTCGAAGCGTGGGTAAACTTTGGTGACTTGCTTGAAGCGCTCCGGCTCGCCAAAATGAAGGCCATCGCGTTGAAGGTATGATGTAAAACTCGTGCCGTTGAATTGATTGGTATCATCTGCAAGATAAAAATCCGATTGCAGATTTTCGGACATGAGCATTTTCAATTCAGACGGATTGTATAACCGCTCATCCCATGTACTCGCATCGGCGTCCCATGTTCCGGCATCGGTCGCCCACGTATCAGACGATTGCTCATTAACAACCCCGTAAGCGATATGTGGCGAATCGGGTAGTTCACGCTTTGTTACTGTGCCGTCCCGCCAGTTCCAGATATATGCAAGGTCTGCGTAGGTCGAACCGGATGAAGGTACGCATATCCACATCTCATTTTTGCGGTAATTTGGTGCAATGAATGACTTCTGATAGTTCGTGCTGTCAATGGTGGAAAACAGTTCGCGACGTGTTTTATTGTCCAGTATCGGTTGAATGGACTGCCCATCATGAACTATCAAATCACCGGCAGTGAGTACGATATGCTTGCGCTCAAAAGCTTTGACACAACGGCGCGACAGGATACCCGCCTCATTGGATACTTTAAAAAAGCGGAATACAGAATTTCCGCCGACATATTGCATCCCCCAAATCGAGTCTTCTTTATACACCATGTTTGTCTCGCCCAGCGGCAGACAATCAATCACAAAGCCCGATGTACCAGCCAGCTCAGTTTCATTGGCATCAATCGTTGCGTCAGTTTCATCCCACGATGCGGGTACGCTTCCAGCGGCAGCGGCAGAACTCCATTTCACCATGCGCGGATAGCGTACCCCGGCCTTTGTCACATCAAGTGCGACCAGGAATTGCTTGAAGGGACGAATGACCTTCGCACTGTGACCCAAAGTGGCCCAGTCATCCGTCCCGTCATAGGTTAAATTCGTCAACAGTGTTCCGCCTGTTGGCGTTGTCCATTGTTGAGGGTTATCAACACCGTTATTTATTACGGCAATACCGCCAATGACGCCACCATTCCATAAAATATTGCCATCGGTTGTATAGCCGCTGGGATAATCTGTCGCATTACTGATATCAAAGTGCGTGGTGCCATCAGTCACATAGACTGAATCATCACCGCAATACATCCACCAGTAGGTTGTTGTCGAAGGGACAGGCAACATCCAGCGTGGCGTCGTTGTGGCAATATCAATATTCGCTCCGGTTGCATTAAACGCATTAGCGGACGATGTAAATACTGAGCTATGGCCTTCTATTTTTTCCGCGAAACCATCGGTGAAGCGCACATTTTGCGCTGCCGACCAGCCACCTTCGGGAAGGTGTTCAGGATTAAGGTCAGTAATAAGCCCAACGCGGCCAACATTAGGAAACGATATCATCATAGAATTTTTTAACAACAGGTAGTTGATAGATTTCAGTAAGGTCGGGAATATCGACCTGTTTACGTGGTTCTCTTGCTACTGGCTTCCAGTCGGTTTCAAGATTTACATCAAGTGCTAGGGAAAGTTGTTGCAAGTAAGTATCACGATCAGGAGTATCGACAGGGACAATGTAAACATTATCTTCAATCTCGTATAATTCGTTGAATAGTCGCCATGCCGCCCAATAATTGTGTAAATCTTTATCGCGGGAAACAAAAGTTACATAGCATAGTGATGGGTCACGAATGGGGCAAATCTTTAGTTCTGTATAGGGAGAATAAAAATCATCGTTCATAAAATCCCAAAAATGATGGGCGACTAACTTGATACCATGACTCTCTAACAATTCGCGGATAAAATGCGTTCCGGTATGCGGTACTGATCGAATGCAACTGTGTTTTAAAATGTTGCTATCGATCACTGCAACTGCCAAAGCGTTATAGTCGAACTACCTGACGTATCCGTATTAATAAAAGTGATATTCGTGCCATTGGATAAAAGCGCCCCGCCGCCAAATGCGTTCGAGCAAGCAACCCCATTGATCCGCAGAAATGTACTGCCTGCACCTGTCCCCGTTACCATCGCAATAAATAAACCGACTGGCACAGTCGCAGTGCCACCACTCTGCGCTACCACCAAAGGCGTTGCTGCCGCTATCGACCAATTCATATTGGCTTCGGTAATAGTGTCGGCGGCAATTTGTGTTGTGGTAATCGTTGCCGATGTAATCTCGTTCGCCGTTACCGCCCCTGTCGCCAGTTTTGCGGTTGTCACTGCGCCATCCGCAATACCGCCCGTGGGTATTTGCGCACCATCACCGCCGTTGTGATCATGACTATTGCCATTGGTAACACCTGTCGCAGTACTGGCCTTGGCATCCAACTGCGTCTGAATAGCGCTGGTCACACCGGATAATGTATTAAACTCCGCTGTGGTTGCTGTTGCGCCATCAAGCTTGTTTAATTCTGCCGCTGTCGTGGTGACAGGCACCGAACCGATCTTCAATCCACCTACATCAACGATATTAAATGTTTTCGTTGTGAGTATTGTTACTTCTGAAATGGTCGCCGATACGGTCTCCTCAAAGTTACGTACTGCATTCAAGTCACCCTGAGATGAAAGCACTTGACCTGTGATGTTAGGCCATGTATTGAGCAAAACATTCTTAATGCCGCGTAGATGATCGTCCCCTTCTCCTTTACTGTCCCCACTGGTCGGATTGGTATTAACCAGTGAATCGGTAAAGACTGACGATCCAGTTAGTGACTCAAGACCCATTACGGTGTTCCTCCATCTGTTCTGACAACAAGCGCTGAACCTGAGTAACGGCCTCGATCATCCTGTTCGTTGAGCAACATAACTGACTCATCAAATAATTGTTTCCAGAGCATGACGCGCTCATCATTAGCTAAAAATGGTTCGGCTTCGATAAGCGCACCGTATAGATAAATATCCGGCGCATACTCTAAAAACCAGTTGGTTGTATTCGTGGCAGACAAGGCAGGTAGCTTGTACATATAAGCTATTTCAATTTCATAGGTATCGTCTGGCGCTGGCCCCAGTTGCAATTCAGCGCCAATGATCGTATACACACGAGGCTCGCCCGTGGTGTTTCCTGCATAAATGCCGTCAAGATGTTCCGGCGTGACGTATTCCAGTTTTTGCTTTGGTGATGTGTTTAACTGGACATTACGCATTTCCAGAAAATCGTCCGGCAGCAAGATATATTCGGTAGCAACATTTGTGGTTACGCGCTTAACCATTGCTCGCGCCCTGATCTTCCGCGCAATGCGTGATTCGCAAAGCGTGATAAATTCTGGTATGCGTGAGGTTAAGTCCGTTCGATCCAGCCAATTACCGATTGCAGTTTGTAATTCCGAGTATGTAGATATAGCCATTACATTTTACCTGGCATGGTGCGAAGGTATTTAAACTCAGGATCAGTCAAAATAATTTTCCTGATCTTCGGCCAGTCGTTTTCGTCCAGATAATTCAATCCCATCTGATAAAACTTAATCAGCACGTTATTTGGTATTTCCGCCAGCTTGGTAAATTGCTGGTTGTACCGGCCAAACTCCGGCGCGTTGTTGTACGCACGTTTGTTGGCTTCCAGATAAGGTGCGACATCCTGATATGTTTGTATCGTGATACTGTCGTCCTGTTCGCGATAATGAAAAGCAGTTTTAACATCACTCATCTTAAATACCCGTAGCGTCGTGGATAGTGTGGATACATTGAACCCAGTGGAATATTTTTGGCATTGAATCGCATCAAGTAAGACTCTTCAGGAACGTGAACATTAATACCTAAACCTAAAGCTAATCCGATGAGGTATTCAGCATTTGGCCGTTGATAGGCATACTCTTCACCATCCACCATATCGATACCCCAGAGCGCTAATTCACTTACTTCGTCACCAGCGCAATGTTCATGAATTGCCAATGCAATCATGTAAGCGATCGATGAGTTAAAGTAGTCTGAGGTTGTTTTGGCAACGTCTTCGACAGGGAAAGGTGTAACGTTTGGAAAATATTTTTCTTGCATATAGAGCGGCACATCAATCAGTTGTAACCGCTCCATATAGTCTGAGGGACGTTTAGCTTCCGGCATCTGTAACAGTTCGAGATCGTGCATCTCGAATAATCTGTCGCAATATGCCCAGTAGCCGTTATCCCACGGCAGACCCCAAACTTCCCAGTCGTCATCATTCCACGGTGCAAGGTCATGCGTTGATGGCGCAAGCCCTACAATGGCAATCTTTCTCATTCAGTCAGTTGCGTTACACTTAAGTTGCCGCCAGTACTCACTTGAATTGCAGAGACCGTCATGCCTGGTTTGATGGTAAATACTTCTGGTTCATCGGCTGGCACATAAATACCCGCTGTCGTGGCTGTTGCATCGAACGCAATGTAAGCCGCTGTCGTGCAAACAATACGCACGCGATGAATATGTGCGCCGACCGCTGCCGATGTTCCCGCCGTACCCGTGTATGCTACCGTTTCCGTAGCAACTGGATAGCCAATTGAAAAGTTCACAGTACAGCCCTCCGAACAACAACAGTAATTGAAGCCTGACAAGCAACAGTACTGCCGCCGTCAGTTTCAATTTCGATCACGTCACCTTCACTCACACTATTGGCAGCCGTTGGAGTACAAGAGTCCTGATCCCATGCCGCCGAACCTGAGTTAGCAATGGTAATCGTTCCACCAGTAATCGCAGTACCATTGATTTTAGAGGTCAATGTGGCGTCACCAGTGGTAATGGCATTTTCGATAACAGACATGATCTTGATAACTTCACCGCCATCAGGGACAGTCAGCATTAAGTTATCGGCAGTCGATATGTCTGGAATCGTGCCACAAAGAAAATAGTCATTTAGAGTACGCATAGAATCCCCTTCACCCTCTTCAGGGTGTTCCGAGAGCTTAAATAAAGGAGCGCCCCGAAGGGCGCTAATAGGTACTACGAGGTTGTGAGATCAGCGACCATACCGCTTGCGCCTTCATTGCAGGACACAAGAGTATATTCAACGATGATCTGACGCTTCTCAGTGTCACCCGTTTTGCTCAGTGCATGAGATGAGAAAGGACGCAAGTATGCGAGCTTCCACATATCCATTTGCAGCACGTAAGCAGTGCGGGAACGGCTGAAGCGGTTAGGAACGAAACGCAGTTCGCCCCAGTCAGAAACATACACGTCAACAGACGCAACCAGTTTCTTATCTTCAGACTTGTCGAAGCGAGTTGCGCCACCAGTGAAAGTGGAAGCAACGCGTTTATTGAACGCGCCTACCATGATCACGCTAGGCTCACCGCCTGCTGTCCAACAGTTTTGTAAAACCGTCTTCAGCAAATCTTCAGTGAAAGCACGCTGGGTGCCGTCAGTCCGTGCGGTTGAGCCAGAGCTTGCACCTGTACCTGTCGGACTTGCGCCAGTGGCACCGAAGTCATCGTTGGTATAAATGTAAGCGTCCAGTGAACCGAGTTCACGAGCGGTTGTTGCGTTACCGGCAACGCGAGCGTTGTTAACACCACAAATGGTGTATTCCATATCGCGCTTCAGCTCCGCAGATTTTTTGGCAATCTGATACGCCATCTCCCGCCCACGACCTGCTCTGTTAGTGGCTTCAACAGTGCCAGTAACAACAGCGGTCTTGTCGGAAATTTGGGTATAGTTACCCATGCGCACAGTTGCAACAGCGGCGTCAAGCGTAGCTTCATCGCCCTCAACTACTGCGTTAGCGGCTGCCGCTGCAAGCGCGTCAGTTTGCCACTCATGGTAAGTGTTACTTGCTTTGGTTCGTTTAAAACCAGTTAAGCAAGGTGTTTCGGTAGGCGATATGTTGTAGATCATATCGCTAAGGTCTTCTCTGATACCGATGTTGTCATAGGTATCATAGGTGTTGGTCGGTTGAGCCATGATTATCTCTCCATGAACAATAATTCAGCCATGTCTTCAATGCTGCCTGATTTTTTCAGGCGAGCTTGCATAGCCTTTCGTTTCTCCAAATCCACATCAGCCTTCGATTGTGCAGCGCCAGGTTTTTGCACCTTGGGTAGCGACTTCACTTTCTTTTTGGCTACTGTCTTTCCTTTCTGAAGTGCATCGAACATCATGGCTTTTCGGGTTAGGATCACCGCCCGATGGTCAATAATGTTATTGATTTCTTCTTGATGGAAGCCGACAGTCGCAAGATAGTCTTGCAATGCGGTTCTCTCTTTGGAGGCTACTGTTTCATCCGACCACTCAGGGATGGCATCATAGAGCGCCCTGTGTTCGCGAGACAACATCGCCTCATGCTGTTTCAACATTTCCTTTTGCTGTTGTTCCTGCTCTAACTTCTTGGCAGACTCAACCTTAGCAAGCGCATCCTGTCGTTCCCTTGCTTCTTCTTTCAACCGGACATACTCGATCGGGTCGTTGTCGCGCAATTCCGCCCAGTTATTCTCGTTGTCTTGGGTTACTAGTTGTGACAGTTGCTTTTGCAGAGTCTTTAACGACGCCATTTGCGCTTGGTACGC